TGAAAGGAAGACAAAGGAAGTTTTGTTCAGAACAATGTAATAAAAGAACCTGGGCTCAAAAGCAAAGAGACGGCCATGACGTACCTGTTAAGCCAGTTAATCAAGAATTTAAATCAGATAGCGGGGATTACGCTTCAGTACGGAGGGGTAAGTACTATGAAGACTTTAAAATGTACTGGGCAGAGTCTCTAGCTAGTGGAGAAGTAACCAATTTAGACGTAGCAGACCAGCTTGGCACCACCCAGGCTACAGTTTCTCGCATGCTCGCTGCCTACCGTATAGATAAAAGTAATGAAATTAAAGCAGAAGGTTGGCAAAGAGACGAGTCAGTTGATGATTTATTAGAAAATTTTTCTCGCTTCCGCAATAAATACTTTGCTACAGAAACGGGGGAAAAGTATGAGACTGCAGACTTTCATACTAAATGGATAGAAAAGATTGAGAACTCAATTGAACATGGTAAAGAGCTATTAATACTATCACCACCCCGACATGGGAAGACTGAACTCTTAATACACTTTGCTGTGTTTCAGATTATGAAAAATCCTAACATAAGAATTATGTGGGTAGGTGGAAACGAAGACATAGCTAAGAATGCAGTGTCATCTGTACTAGACCATCTTGATGAGAATGAAAGATTACAAGAAGACTTCTGTGCTCCTGGAAAAAACTTTAAACCTGATAATAGGTCAGGTAAAAACTGGTCACAGAATCAATTTACTATAGGTACTAGAACAGTACCAGGTATTAAATCTCCAACAATGGTTGCAGTAGGTAAGGGAGGAAAGATTCTTTCTCGTGACTGTGACTTAATTATTGCTGATGACATTGAAGACCATCAAACTACAATGCAACCTGGTGCAAGAGAGAACACTAGACAGTGGTGGACCACTACTTTGTCCTCAAGAAAAGAAGAACATACTGCTGTAGTAGTTATAGGTTCAAGACAACACTCTGATGACTTATATCATCACTTGTTAGGTAATGAAAGTTTTGATTCAATAGTTGAAACAGCACATGATATGACATGTAAGATACCAGACCACTTCACAGAAGAACATTATGACTGCATGTTATGGCCAGGTAAAAGAACTTACAAATGGTTAATGTCTCGTATGCATGCAGCAGAGACAACAGGTGGTAGAAAAATTTATGAAATGGTTTATTACAATCAAGCATATGTAGAAGGTACACAAATATTTACTATGGATATGATTGATGGTTGTATGCGTGATGATTTAATTATTGGGCAGGTACCAGGCAACTTACATTTAGTTGCTGGACTTGACCCTGCTTCTTCGGGATATCAAGCTGCTGTACTATGGGGAATAAACTCCTATAAAGGTGAGTTATTTCTTATTGATATAGAAAACAGACAAGGTGGGGGAGTGAAGCATGCTTTACAAATTATGTCTGACTGGTATAACAGATATGATTTACAACATTGGGTTATTGAAGAAAATGGTTTCCAGACTGCTATTAGACAAGATGATAAAATTAAAGAATTTGTTTTAAGAGCAGGTATAACTATGCAAGGCCATGTTACTGGAAAAAATAAACATGACCCTATGTATGGTGTAGGTTCAATGGCTGGTTTATTTGAAAATAATAAAATACATTTACCTGTTGGAGATTCAGCTAGTTCATCTAAAATACAGGCTTATAGACAACAGTTATTATATTTTGATGGAAAACCTGTTAGCAATAGAAACAAAGAAAAGACAGATATTGTAATGGCAGGATGGTTTCCAATGAAAGTATTTAGAAGAATGAATAAAGAACAGTTAGCTAGCATGGGATTAGATTATGCTGCAAGTTACACAGAATTTGGATTTACCGACTATAATGAGGCACCATGGGAATAGAAAATACGAATATTAAAAATTATCAAGAAATTGTAGATAACGCAACAGTACTAGTAACAGGAAAACCTAGTAAGCATAGACAAGTACAGAAAGCTAGAATCAAAGCAATTCTTAATGGTGGTGCTGAAGGTATGAAAGCATTATTAGGAAACAAAATGGAAACATCAGATATTGATTTGTTACCTGCACCTAATATGCTTCAATCAGGTATTGACCGACTTGCACAAAAAATATCAGGAATACCTCAAGTTAGAATAGATATATTAAATCATAATACTTCTGATAGAGCTAAAAGAAGAGCTGAGAAATTAGAGAGAATTGTAACTTCTTATGATGAAAAACAAAATTTAAATTTACAGTTAAATCAGGCAGCTAGATGGTTGCCAGGTTATGGTTATTGTGCGTGGGTAATAACGACAAGAGTAGATAAAAATGGTTATATTTATCCCACTGCCGAACTCCGTGACCCTTATGATACTTTCCCTGGGAACTTTGGTCCTAATCAAGAACCTAGAGAATTAGCTGTATTAAGAAGAATACCTAGATATAAACTTGCACAGTTATATCCTGAGTTTGCTAAAGAGATTCTAAATCCTGCAGAGGAAGAACAACAAGAAGCTGCTTTTGGAAAAAATGCTGTTGGTACTCAATATGAAAATGATAAAGAAAATAACTGGGAAGATAACAGTGGCCAAGGTGTAAGAATAATTGAATACTATGACCAAGGCGGTACTTATGTTGTATTTCCTGAAAAAAGAATGATTCTGGATTTTGTTCCAAATTATCTTTCTAGTCCACCTTTTGTGTTTATGAAGAGAACCTCTTTTGATGAATTAAAAGGCCAGTATGACCATGTAATAGGATTAATGGGAATGATGGCTAAAATAAATATTATGTCAGCCATTGCTATGGAAGACTCTGTATTTACAGAAACAAATATTTCTGGTGAATTAGAATCAGGCCAATATAGAAAAGGTAGATTTGCAATTAACTATCTTGCTCCTGGAACACAAGTTTCTAAACCACAAAATAATATTCCTTATCAATTGTTTCAGCAAGTAGATAGATTAGAAAGACAATTAAGACTAGTAGGTGGTTATCCAGTTACTGATGATGCACAGTCACCTAACTCTTTTGTTACTGGTGCTGGGTTACAAGAACTTAATGGAACTATGTCATTAATGATTAATGAATATAGAGAAATTATTAGACACGGTATTGAATCTATGGATGAAAAAAGATTAGAACTAGATACTTTGTTATCTGCACAATTTGAAGAGTTAAGAAAAAAACCGATACAAGGTTATTATGCTGGAACTGCTTTCTCAGAGAACTATTCTCCTATAGCAGATATTGGTGGAGATTTCAGAACTAGAAGAGTTTATGGAGTAATGGCTGGTTTTGATGAACCACAAAAAATTGTAACTGGTTTGCAATTACTTCAAGCAGGTGTTATAGACGTAGAAACACTACAAGACAATATTGATGGCCTTGATAATATAGCTAAGGTACAAGAACGTATTAGAAAAAATAAAGCTGAAAATGTTTTATTTGAATCTGTACTTGCTAGAAGTGCTCAAGGAGACCCACAGGCTACAATGGCAGTTATTGCTATTTATGAATACCCTGGTGAAATGACTGATATATTAAAATTATTTTATACTCCACAAGAGCCACAAATGAGTCCTGAAGAGGAAGCATACATACAACAACAAATGGCTCAACAACAACAAATGATGGGGCCAGGAGCTCCTCCGAGTGTTGCAGGTGCATTAGGTGGTGTATAGTGGAAGAATCAGATAATATGTTTTGGGATATTATTGATAATGAATTTGGAGAAGGACCTTACGGTGATGATTTTTTTCCTACATTACCTAATTTTACAATTTTAAAACCTGCACCAAATATAATAATAATGATTACGGAGGAATATTATGGCCAAGAGTAGAAGAGGTGGTTACAGAAGACCTACTCCTAATAGCAAAAATGCAGTTAGTGGTCCAGGTGCTTTAAGTCAAAGAACTGATGGAACACAACCTATTATGCGTGGACAAGACATGCCTTATGGAGAAAGTCAAGCATATCAAAATTTACAACAATCTGCACCTATGGGAGATTCAGGTGGAGCTAATATGGGAGTTCCTCAAGAGTCTATTCAAGCACCAGATGTTTTTGCACCCACAGAAATACCAGGAGAACCAATTACAGCAGGAGTACCAGTCGGAGATGGAATGGGCCCACAAAGACAAATTGCTGAAGATGTAGATATATTATTATCTGCAATGTATTCAGTTAATCCTCATCCTGTAATAGCGGATTTAATAAATAACAGAAGTCAATAAATGTGGATTGACCCAATACAGGAATCTGAATTTCATAAAGTCGTTGCAATTGACAAACAAAGATTCATACAAGCACAAAAAATAGTAAAAGCAAATCCCTTAATAACTGATTTAACTATTGCTCATACACAACAGAATCCTATTTTATCAAAGAGTATAGTTACAACTTTAGCTATGATGAATGTTCCACCTGATGACCCTTCTGTTCAAACATTAGTAGATGAAGCTCAAGCTAATTGGGTTGTACAAGAAACTGAAAAATGGCAAGAGATTAATGAAAAGTATAGAGATGATAAAGTAACAGATGATATGCACCTTAGCATTGTTGATATTCTTACTGGTGGATATGCACCTGGAGGTAGAACTCCTAAAGAAGTAGGAGGTTGGTCACCAGCTATATGGCTTATTGGAACACTAGATGCAATTAGAGAAACTTGGAATAAATGGAATCCATTACCAACTTCTGATGTATTGCAATTTGGTGGTGGAGGTGTTCCCTATAGAGCACAAGGTCGTATATGGAGATATTATCAAGACCTTAATAGATATGATGAATTATTAGAAAAAGGATACTCTCCTAAACAAGCTCAAGCTAATATAGCTTCTTTAGTAAATATATCTGAAGTACCTAATTTAGGTAGAGATATGGGAGCTGGAGAATTTGAACAGAATTTAGATTTCTTACAAGAAGCAATTAAATTTTCAGGAGAAAGTTATATTTGGGCAGCAGCTAAAAAAGTATTTAAAGGTGAAGCTGTCAATATGGATAGAAGTAAAAAATTCTTTTTTGAATCTGTACATCATGATAAAGACCCTAAGTATCATGAATTATTACAAAAAATGAATGGAGATGAAGAGAAAGCTAAACAGTTATATTATTTACAAATTGGTACCCCAATTAAAAAATTAGATGGAAATGGTGAAATAAATTATTTAAGTATTGAAAATCCAAATAAAATTCAAATCTTTGCTGATAGAAGAACTAATTACAATGATATGAATGTTACTGAATATGCTGCAAGAGAACAAATGAAAGATGCTCAGTTAACAGATTATTCTTGGGGAAGATATGAGACTGGACAATTGTTTACACCTGGAGATACACCATACAAAGTAATGTCTGGTTTACTAGACTTTGCATCTGCTTTGCCAGCAGAGTATGCAACAGGTGGTTTATTAAATCTTTATAAAATCAAAGCTGCTTCTAAAAGTGTTAATGTAGTTAATCAGGCAAAAAAAGTAATAGATAAAACTGGAGATATCAGATGGCTTGATACTAAATTAGAAGCTAAAGAATTAACTGAGTTAATTAATGTAGCTAAAGATAGGACTACTAAAGCAGGTAAACAAGCTTTTGATAAATTAACTAAAAAAGAAAAATTATTTATTACTGATAAATTAGAAGCTGAAGCTTGGGCTCTTAATATGGCTAAAGCTGATAAATACAATGGAGTAAATCCAATCATACAAAAGGTATTAAAATCTCAAAGAACTTTAAAAAGAAAACATGGAATGTTTAATGGAAGATTGCAAGGTGTATTCTCTTCAACAGCTGATAAATTAATAAATACTCCTGAAGCAAGAATACTGATAAAACATTTTGCAAATTCTAGGTCAGCTGATTTAATGTCAGACCCTACATTAAGAAATTGGATTAACAATGATGATTATTGGGAATGGGTAGGAAGACAGACAGATGAAGGAATAATTTCAGATTCATTAAAAAGTATGATGCATGATGGTTTTACTTATAAGAAATTATCACCAAAAGGTACAGTTATAAGCGAAGAACTATTGTCAATACCAGGATTACCTAAAGGTTTTTCATATTTAACTAACAAAGCAGTACGTGCAGTAACAGGCAATCAAGATTTTGCAATGAGAAGTCTTGGAGGTGTGTTAGGAAAAAATATTAGAACTCCATATCAAGTTTCAAGAAACACTTTAAGACTATTAACACATAAAGCTACTAGACAAAACGCTGTAAGAAATGCTACAAAGAAAGTAGAAGGATTAGTTGATGGCCAAGCAGATAGTTGGGATATATTAAAAGAAATATATAAATCTGGAATTAATCCAAATAAAGTATCATTTAAAAAATATCTAGGTTTTAGTGCTAATTTTAGTGATGGAATATCTCCAAGAATGAAAGCTTTGATGTCTGAGTTACCTGGAAGTTCTATGAATTTAAGTAATCCAAGAATTGCAGCTAGACAATTAGTTAATCACATGAAAGTTAACAAATATACTGCTGATGAGTTTGAAACAACTTACAGGTTATTTCAAACATCATTAGAGGGTGGATATCAAAAACAAGTTCAATTTACTATGGATTTAATGGAAAATGATTACAACAGAATTAAAAGAAGTCTTCAAGAAAAGAAAGCTGCAGGTTTAATAAATGATGCACAAGCTAGAGGGCATGAAGTTATTGCTTCTCCTGAACAAACATTTAAGCTTCTTATTGATGGAGATGAAATAGAAATTGTTGTACCACACGCACATGTATTAGCAGAGATGAGTGAAAACGTTATGCCATTTATTAACCAAGATATGGTAGATAGAGTTAATAGCAAATTGTTTTATCATGTAGATGTCGATGATATTGGTGCTTGGGAAGTTACAGGTGCTGCTAAACAAAATCTTAAAAACTTTTTTGGTAATTGGAAAGCTGATGGATTAAAAGTTGCTAAATCAGAATATCCAGGTTGGATACCTACTAACAATACAATGGATGATGCAATGACTAAACTATTAGATTTCTACACAAGAAAAGTTTTTAAACCAATTGTGTTAATGAGACCAGCTTTTTTTACAAGAATATTTATGGAAGAACAGTTTAGGATATATGCAGCTGGTTTAGATAGTGCTTGGAATAATCCATTGCAATATTTATCATGGGTATTTTCACATACAGAAAAACATCAAGCAGAAGCATTCAAATCTTTATCTACTTGGGACAATATTATGAGAAGTCCTGAACATAGAGCATTAACGCATGAACAATGGACTGTTAATCTTTTATCTGGTGGAGTAAGTAAAAATAAATATTTAGCTAATTACGAACAAGTTGCTTTTGGTCAAAATACTTATAACAAAGGATTAAGAGAAACATTGTTTAAATTAAGAAATGACCCTGTAGCTAGATACTTAGCTGGAGAAGGTGGAGTTAATGAAGACACTATTAAGTGGTTTCTTGAAGGTAACGGACTTAGATTTAGACAAGAACTAGCTGAAAAGAGTGATAATTTTAAAAATGTTCGTGATATAGATGAACATGCAATAGCGTATTTACATTCAGTAGAAAATAGAATTAGACAAGCAACTGGCCATAATTTAAAAGCTGGTAGAGATTACATGCCATTTGACCCTAAAGCAATGAATAATCCTAATGCAACTAGTGATTTAATAACTGCACAATTAAGTCACACTACTGATGGAATAGCTGACGAAGGATTTATAGTATTAAGAGACATTATTGCTAATGGTGAAATAAAACATATAAAAGGAAATAAACCAGCTATACCTTTCTTGTCAGAAATATCTGATGGAAAATTAAAAGTTGTTAGTAAATCAGAACAAAAAGAAATAGATAAAGTTTTAAATGATATGATTGATTTCTATGGTCCTGAAAAAATGGATGTAGGTAATTTATTTTATGATAACCCTAAAAGAATCGCAGAAGGTAGTGCATGGAAAGGTGAAGAAGTATACGATAAAGCTGTTAATTTTTTGTTTGACAAATTGATGGAAAAACCTTTAAATTATTTAAACAGAAGTTCTACATTTAAACAATACCGTTGGGCTTATATAACTAATAACTTTCATAAATATGATGGTGCTTTACAAGTACACTTTATAGATGAAGCTAAAGCAATGGGTGTACCTAGAAAAGTTATAAAACAATTAGAAAATTTACAATCAGAAGCAGGAGGGAAATATGGTATGGATGCTTACCAAACTATAAGTGATGCTAGTAAAGCTTTTGGATTACAAGCCTCACAAGATTTATTGTATGATATAACTAAACGACATAACATATCTCATAAAACTAGAAATATATTTCCATTCCCTGAAGTCTGGTTTGAAATGCTTACTACATGGCCAAAACTATTAGCACAAAATCCTAAGATATTAAGAAGAGTACAATTAGGACTTAAAGGTGGTAGAGGTGCATCAGGCCTAGGATTTACAGGAGATGGTTTCTTTGCTGAAGACCCTAATGGTTCAGGTGAGCAAATGTTTGTTTATCCATTTGGTGGCTTTATGGGTAATTTAATATTTGGTGAAGATTCAAATATAGAAATGTCACCTAGAGCATATGTAACAGGAGTTAACTTATTAGGTCAAGGTTTTGTACCTGGTCCTACACCGTTAGCAGGATTTGCTTTAGATAAAGTTTTACCTGAAACTAGTACAGGAGATGAAGTTAGAAGTATATTCTTTGGAGACTTTGGACCTCCAACAGGTAGAGGTTTCTGGGATGCAATAATTCCTACATCACCATCAATTCAAAAGTTTATGGCTGCATCAGATTGGAACCCTGTAGGTAGTCAAAGTGAAGTAGAATCTATGAGAGCTAGTACTTCTATTGAAATATATAAGTTATTAAAAATGGAAGGTGGAGAACAAAGGTTATTAGCACAAGGAGCACTTGACCCATACTTAGCAAAGATGGAATGGAAAGGTACAACTGCTGATAAACTAGCTGATGAAGATTTAACTCCTGATATAATTGATTCTGCTTTAATTAGTTATTCTAATGATAAAGCTAAAACTACTTTCTTATTTAGAGCTATAGCTCAATTCGTAGCACCTACTGGATTTACACCTAGATATTATGCTAAAGATGTAAATGGAAAAATGTGGGGTACACAATTGTTAGCTAAAGAATATCAAAACATGGTACAAGAACATAACAATGACCATATAGCTGCATATGAAACATTTGTAAGAGAATATGGTTATGAACATGGTTGGTTAACTACTGCTAAAAGTGCTAGTAAATCAGGAAAGAAAGCATATACAAATAGAGTATTAGATTGGCAAAGAGATAATAAAGAAGTATTAGAACAATTACCATTGTCATCTTTTTATTTATTACCTGATTCAGTTTATGAAGAAAGAAGTTATCAAGAAATAATTCAACAATATAATATTGGAGAAAGAGAAACACTAACTACTGAAGAATTTGCTAAAGCTGCAAATGATACTGTAGGTTATTTTAGATATACAGCTTACAAAACAAAATTAGAAGTTAATAGATTACCAGAACAACAAAAAAATATGTTACTAAGAATATATAGAACTGCATTAATACAAGAATTACCAGGATTTGAAGCAACTGGTGGTTTAAGACAACCTGCAACATCTAAAGAGATATTAAATGAAATGATAAACAAATGGCCTGAGTTATCTGTATCTTATGAAACAGAAGCAGGTAAAGCTTTTGTAGAAGAGTTTTTACCTAAATGGCAACAAAATCAATTAGCTTCTACTTATCGTTCTCCTTCACAAAATCCTGACTGGTGGTTAAGTAGTACAAGTCCTACAGCTGTATGGATGAGAGCTGATTTCCAAGCATGGGCAAATGATTTAATAAGAATATCACCTGATTTTGCACCAATATGGACTAATATAGTTAGCAGAATGTTTAGGAACGACTTAGAATATTATAATGTACAGGATGTGTAATGGCTAAAAAGAAAAGTTTTGCAGCATGGCTAGGTGAAATGTGGGAATTATTTTCTTTAGGAAAAGAATTATCTACAGAAAGAGACTTACAAGCAGCTGAAGCATGGAATAATGCAGCTCCTGAAAGAAGACAAGATTTTGTAGATTTTGTTAATAATATAGGGAATGTACTTTTTGCTGGTCACACAGAAGAAAGAGAAATAAAAAAAGCTTTAGCTGATGCGACTGCAGAAGATGTAACAGATACTATAAATAATTTTAATGAAGATTTTAATGCTGGACAAGAATCTGTTAGAAGTCAAGCACCAGAAGCTGAAACAAAAGCAGCAGTTAAACAATATACAGATACAGGTTCAATAGAAGGATTAAAAGCATTAGGAGGTATTGCTGAAGATTCTTATAATGTATCTGCTTTAGAAATTCAATCTCAAATGGGTAAAGCTTTTGATGAAGATAAAACTATACAAGATACTATTAAAGCACCAGAGGTAACAAATCAAGATATATTAAAGCGTACTCCTATTGGTGGATTGTCTGGCCCACTATTAGAGCAATATTTACAGATGGTAGCAGAGGGAGAATATAGTCCAGAAGATGCATATAAAAGTATTACTGGTAGAGATTTAGCTTCATTCGTTACTGATGATGATGGAAAAATTCAATTTGAAGAAGTAACTAATAAAGAAGGTAAGAAATTATTTATACCTATTCCAGTACAAGTACAACCTGAATCTTTGTTTATGAATGGTTTTGTAAATCATATTAGAAGACAAAACCCAGGAGCTATTGAAGAATTAAAACGATTCTTAGTATTGAATGGTATAGCTGATGAAGATGATTTTGATGACAGTGGTGAAATGGACCCAGCATTAGAAGGAATTATTAATACATTAATGACTAATGCTAATTACAAATATTCACATCTAACTTATGGTAGCCACGAATGGAATGAGTTAGTTGATTCAGTTCCTAGAAACTTTGGGTGGGTTCTTGAAAGTGATATGGATAGAGAGAAAGCATCATGGGCCTTACTTGGTAAAGCTATTATTGATTACAAAGATGACATGGCTTTTGTTGAAAAAGGAGATTTAAAAGCAAAAGCAAAAGAATATGAAGCAAATATGGATGTTCCACATGTAGGTGAAATGTCATTTAGAATAAATAATTTTTTTGAAGATGCATTAGGAAGACCTCCGACTACAGAAGAGAGAAATAGATTTCTTAATGAATGGAATACAGGATATGATACTTATGTTCAAAAGAATATCGCTGCATATAAAGCAGCTGAATACGGTGCTGATATGGAGAGATATTTAATTGAAAATGGTGAATCAATTACTGCTGAAGAAGAAGAAGCTTTAAAAAGTGACATACAAGCTGGTGGTGATGTATTAACTGGTATTGTTGGTGAAAGAGAAGTTGAAACAGATTTTGTTGATGATGAAGATATATTTTACAATACATATTGGAATATGACTCAATATACTGATAAAGTACAAGCTGGTAAAGATAAGAGGGAGCATCAATCAAATCTTATGAAATTAATAACAGGTAAAATATAATGAATAAAAAAGCAGTTGAAGAATTAATAAAGAATGCACAAGTAGCTCTTAAAAAAGTAGATTTAACTCAAGTTCAAAGAAAAAGAATATTTGAGACATGGATGCAATCAATTGAATCTTTAGGGCCAGATATAGTAAAAATCTTAAAGACTCAACAACTAGTTGATAATTTATTAAGTTCAATGGAAAGTAATGGTATATCTAAAACAATTATAAACCAATTTAATAAAGAGATGTGGAATGAAATTTCAATGGAAACAAAAGTTGCAATAGATGATTCTGTAAAAGAAGCTGAAGGTGTACCTAAAGATGTACCTAAAGATGTACCTGTATCACAATATGAAATGGACGAAAGATTAATTCAAGCAGAAGCTGAGGAAATGAGAAGACAAGCTTTAAATGAGCCTCCTATTGTTCCTAAAGATAGAGGTCCAAAAATACATAAAGGTGAAGAAGCAGTTATTAAAAATATTATTGCAGATATTAAAGCTCTAGGTGGAGATAAACAGGCAGTACAAGCTGTTGTAGGTAATCTTCCTCCAGATTTACAAAACATTTGGGAAAAACATAAAGAAGTATTAGGTAAACAATTATGGAAAGAAACATCAGCTAAACCTGCACCATCTGCTCAATCAGCAGAAACTCCTAATGCACCTGTAGAACCTAAGCCTAAAGAAAAAGTAGTATCTGCTAAAAATAAATACACTCATAATAGAAAAGTACAAGGTGACCCAACAAGAGGTATGCCAGATTATAAAGGTTTAATACCAGCAGGAGGAGACCCTGGCAGTGGAAACTATGTTAGGCCTCTTACATTATCTGATTGGATTCAACAATCTGAATTAGATACAACTAAAATAATAGACGGTAAATTTGCTGGTGCAGGATATGAAGCTAATTTAATTGCTGAAGGATTTCAAACTGGATATCTTGTCAAATCTAAAAACCTAAACACAACACCTTATCAAATGGTTGGTCCACCTGAAGATAGAGTTAAATCAGAAATATCAGGAGCGTCTGATAAACCTCCAGTTAAAGGTGATGTTGTTTTAATTGGCCATAATAGTCGTGATTTAGAAAAACATGGAATTACTCGTGATAAAATACCAGGAGTTTTTGTACAGTTAGAAGATGTTATAGAGTTAGGAGATAACTGGTGGTCAGAAGGTAATGTTCCTAACTATGCAAAATTAGATGAAATGGCTAAACAATTAGGATGGACAACAGAAAAATTAGTTAAAAAAATATATGGTGCAAATACTAATGTAAGTGCTATGACTGAAGCACAAAAAACCGCTCTGTTCGATAACTGGAATGGTGCTACTTTTTGGAAATTAAAAGTTGTACAACCTAGTGAAATAAATGAAACTTGGGTTAAAGGACAATCGGTTGAAAGTAAACAACCATTTGGTATAAATGCTTTTGGACAAAGAGGAGCTTCTTACCGACACGGTCCTGGTGGTATGGCTCCTTTAGATAATTTTAGTCCAGCTGAAGAAATAACTAAAGCAGCAGAAAGAGCTGAAGGTGATTATAAATTTGAAACTCAAACTCCACATGCAATTGCTGAATCTTGGGGATTTAATTTTGATAAAATAAATGATTTAAGTGATTTACTACCTAAGTTAGTTAAACAGATAGGACCTGCTGCAATGTTAGCTGGAGGTAAAGCATTAAGATTATTAGATTATGGTGAAATTGTTTATGGAACTTTAGCTACTGGTATTAATCCTTTACTTAAAAAATTAGGAACTCCTGGAAAAGCATTATCTGATATTGTAGGGGTTAGTAGTAAAATTGGTAAAGGTCCTGCATTAGCTGGTCCTCTAGTAAAAGGAGCTCCTGGAAAAGTATTAAGAGCAGGACAAAGAGCATCAAGTGGTTCTGTATCTGCGATGGCTGCGTATGAAAGATATAATTTCTTATATGGTATAGCTTCTGGTTTAATACTTTCAGTAATGGAAACAATAGGAATTGTTGCACAAGATTCATTTGGTCAGAACTCAATTAGAGAAGCATTAGGTACTGAATATTTTGATTGGGCTGCAGATAATGGAGTTATTGATATGATAGGCCCTTATCCTTTAATAGATAGTTTAAGACAAGCTGAGGCAGAAGGTATATTGTCAGATGGTTTTGTTGAAGAGTATCAAGATTGGACTAATGACAAATGGGTAAATGTTTTGTATGAGTTTTTAGGTACTGAAGGATATCAAGATATGGAATCAATTAATGTTGTATGGAGAGATAAAAGATTACCTAAGAATTGGTTAGGTAGTATGAATGATGTCTTTGGATTGCAAAGTAATAGTAAAGCTATGAATGCTAGTTTTATTCCAGAAACTGGATTAATGCCAGCTATTAAAAGGTCTCCGATTATTTCTGGTATTGAAATACCATTTGAAAACTGGTTCTTACCTAAAGTAGGATTAGAAGAATGGGTTACACCTATGGATGAATACATTTACGGAAGTAGTGTATATGATGAAATGGAAGAATATGCTAATGTACCAAGTGTAGATAATACTGCTTGGTTAGGTAATGCTATGAATGCAGGAGGATAATATGGAAAATGCTGTAATTGTACAAGTAGAAGATACAAATGAATATTACATAAGAGTAGATAAAGGTGGAGTAAGTTTCTTTTTTAAACCAAATGAACAAAATATAAATACCTTGCTAAAAGATTTAGGCAGTGAAGACCCAGCTCAAATGAAAAAAGCAATTGAAACTGTTAGTGAAGAAGACTTTGAAAGTTCTTTTATTGATGATGACTTTCTTGTTTATATGGGTGACTACGATAGTGTCTCTGAAGATTTTACAACTATATTAAATAACCTAAGTGATATATCTGCTACTGAGACTTGGTGGGGTAATGCAGATTTTAGAAAAATATACGAAAAAGAATACATGCTTAATGTTAGTAATAATGATGGTGTATTTGACTCAGACGAATTTTTTGCTTCATTAAAAACTAATAGTGACCTTGATAACGCTTTAGGGCCTGATGTTAAAAGAAGTCAATTTAACAGAGCTGTAGATTATCGTTTAGATGGTTCTGCTTATGAAGAAAGTTTAGAAGTAAAAATAGGTACTATATTATCTACAGCAACAAAAGCTGGTTTAAATCCAGATACAATTAAAAATAACCCTCAATTAGACAATGCTTTAAGATTAATTGCTAAGAACTTTAATGATGGTGTTTATGGTGACCCTGCAGTACAAGGCACTATGACTAAAGTTGTACAGCAAATTAATGCTTTAATTGACCCTCAAGGAGCAGGTCAATTTTATACTTTAGATGAGGATATTAAAGCTGTATCTGAAGGTATGCAAAATGTAAATATACTTACTAAACAAGATGAAGTTAAAGAATTATTAAGTAATTGGGTACCAGAAACAATGTGGGGTACTTTTAATATAGGACAAGAATCAGCTAAGTTAAGAGCTAATCCAGAGTATGAAACAGAGTTAATTGAAAAGATGAAAGATGCTAGATTTGCAGAATACTCTATGTATGATAGAGAAACAAACTGGGCAACTATACTAGCTAACAAAAAACAATCTGTTAAAAATACTTGGGGTATAGAGATTGGATATGATAGTCCTATACTAAATGAAGTTATTAAATTAAATGATTCTTCTAAAGAAGGAGAATATTTAAGAAGTAAAGGTTTAGAATTAGGAGTAGATAAAGTAGTAAACGATATGACATTAGGTCAAATGCAAGCTTATGGTGAAGGTATTGTTTCATCAGCAGGATATACGGAGGGATAATGGCAGCATTTTTAGATTCAGCAGCTGGAGTATCAGGAACACAAGTAAAGATATATCATTCATCTGGTGCTACTAGTACGGCTCAGAAATTTAAAAGAGAAGGAGAAGAAAAGTTAGGTTCTGAATTAGACAGAATGTTAGCTACTGGTGAATGGAGTACTTCTCCTTGGAAAGATACTGGAGATAATAAAGGTTATGCAGGTACTGATGAAAGAAATATTTCTGCTGGATTAGATACTGCTAAAGCTTTATTACAACATATGCCTGAAAAGATACAACAAGAATTTGCTAAATCATGGGTTAAATTTGGAGATGTCAATATAGCTAAACAAGCAGTAAGACAAACACCTGCATGGGAAAATGAATTTAGTTATTTAAAAAGAAATGACGGTAGTTTAATTATGGATGAGTTATCTGCATTAGCTACAAAAGCTACATATAGAGAATCTTTAGCTGAAGTTGGTATTGCTGATTCTTCAGCATTTGAAAGTCAATTTGAACAATTAATAAAAGGAGAAGTATCTGGTGCAGAGTTTCAACAAAGAATAGATACTGTTTGGGGTTCTGTTAAAAATAATATACCTCAAGTAGAAGCAATGTTTAGAGAAAAATTTGAGATTGATTCAGATACACCTACTATATTTGCTGCTTTAATTAATCCAGAGATACAAGATAAATTATTAAAAGGTGAGTTAACTAGTTTAACTATTGGTGCAGAAGCTAAAGCTGCTGGATTTAATAGAAGCTTTAGTAGATTTGAATCATTAAGAAAAGCTGGTATGACTCAAGATAAAGCTAGAGAAGTGTATCAATCAGCTAATACTTATCAAACATTAGGAACTCAAACTGGTACTGGTTTTGATGTAGGTACTGCAGAAGCAGCTGCTGTAGGTGATGCTCAAGCACAAAAACAATTAGGTTTACTTGGAGCTCAAGCAGATAGTATGTCTAGCATGCAAACAGGAGCTACAAAAAAAGATGACAAATTCACTGGACTTTTAGAAAGTTAGTGTATAATAAACATTAAGCGTTGCAAGGTCCGCTATAAATAGACCAGCAAACAGCTTTCAGAGCCTGCGTAGAAAGCTTGTACAAAAATCGCAGAGTAAGGGCTTAAGGTAAAAGCTACCAAATCTTAAGTCAAGTGTTAAAGGTAGCACCACGGCTAGTTGCCACGGGACTAGTCTGTATAGGTATAGACCGTGTGGAGGTACGAATGAATGAATTTGACGGTGTAGATAACACTGGCGTAAAAGCAATGCGTGAAACCATTGATAGAAAAAATGAAGAAATTGCTAAATTACAAAGTGAACTTCATGAGCATAATGATGAAAAGTTAAATATAGCTTTGAATCAGATTGGTTTAAATCCATCAGCTGGTTTCGGTAAGGCGTTAAAACAAGTGTATGATGGCCCTGTAAGTACAGAAGCTATCGCAGAGTTTGCTAAGACTGAGTATAGTTATGAGCCAACAGCTGCTAATCAGGATATAACACAACCTGAACAGCAACCTGTAGTTCAAGATGATGCTAGGTCTAGAGTAGCTTCGCTTGATGCAAATTCAGTTTCAGATGTACCAGGAGATATTCTTGACGAACTTCAGGATATTATTAAAAAGG